CTATTTTGCCTGACAACTCTTTAACTGCTTCAATCAATACACCTACTAAATTACCATAGGCCACCGATAAGTGCTTATCTTCTGTGTTATCTGTAACCACTACTTCAGGCATAACTTCTTGCATCTCTTGTGCAATAACACCTACGGCGCGGGTTGCTTTGTCATCGTGCCTATCAAAGTACACGCCACGCATCGCTTTTACTTTATCTAACGCGCTATCAATGGTTTCTATGTTTGATTTAAGACGTATATCAGAACTAACCGTTACATTGGTAGCCGCTGTAATAGTGCCTGTTGAGGTAAGGTTTCTATACCCTGTAATGTCTTTGTTACCATCCACAATAACCGCTTTAGACGCTGCAATAGTCCCTGCTGTAATACCATCGACCAGGTTAATCTCTGCCGCTGTGCTCGTTACACCGTCTAATATATTGAGTTCTGCTGTTGTGCTGGTTACACCGTCTAATATATTTAGCTCTGCTGCTGTGCTGGTCACACCATCGAGGATATTAAGTTCTGCTGTTGTGCTGGTCACACCGTCTAATATGTTTAACTCTGCGGTAGTGCTGGTTACACCATCGAGGATATTTAACTCTGCCGCTGTAGAAGTGACGCCGTCTAATATATTTAACTCTGCGGCGGTAGCTGTGACACCGTCTAATATATTTAGCTCTGCTGCTGTGGCTGTAACGCCGTCCATTATATTTAACTCTGCAACCGTACTGGTTAAAGTAGTAGTCCCGTCATTCAAAGCGTTGTAAACTGTTGTGCCAGCTAAGTTAACATCAGTTAATAAATCATAAACTACCGCGCCATCACCTGCTCCATCAGTGGCAATCATCTTTACCTGACTTGCTAAAACGGCAACATTTGCTCCGGTTCCTTGAGAAAAAGTAAGTGTATAGCTTGTTGCATTTTCAATTATCCAAACCTTTGAAAGCGTGTTTGGGGCAATAGTTACTGTACATGCTTGTCCACCGCCAGTGCATTTTAAATAAAAACTCCGGGCTTCATCAGAAGCTCCGTCAGCAAGTGTTATGGTATGCGTTGACGCATCAGCGATTGCCTCAGATCCATAGCTAAAAGCTTCAGATATCAGCTCTAAATTTGTATTAGTTGTTGTACCCCAGGAGCCGCTTTGATCTCCTGTGCCTATTTCTTCTAACCGAAGATCGTTTACATATGTACTTGCCATTTGCCTATCCTTTAAGCCGCTATATCATTCCAGTTAGGTGTTTGCGCTGTATTTACTTGAGCCCAGCTAGGTGTTTGTGAGTCAGTTATCGCGTTCCAGCTAGGTGTCTGTGCATCATCAATAGGAAGCCATGTATTGACCGATCCTATTTGACCAGTAGCTTGAACACCAGTAACTTTAAATTCATCTACAACCGGTTGCCCGTATGGACCAGAAAAATATTGCCCTCTACTCCAGCCGCTATATGTTGTGTTAGCCATTATGCAAACCTTATTAATGCGCCGGTTGCTGTTTCAGCCGGAAAATCTATTCTAAAATCAGGGTTACTGGTTTTATCAATACCAAAGTCTAACACGCAAACGGCTCTGTTACTTTGAGATGAATTATATATCAACGCTCCACGAGCAGTTATGCTTGACGAATTCCAAAAAGCATCTTCAAAGCTACAAACAGCCGTAGTTCCTGTTGTTTCTGGGCTTTTGTTTGTAAGAGTAAGCCCCCCAGAATCATAGTTTGTTCCGCTTACTTCGTTTGATGTAGTGTAAACTGTAGTTGTAGCGTCTAAACTTGCGCTCGATGTATACAAAGCTATTTTAAACGTGTGGCCTCCAGATGCTTTAAAATTATGCACCCCTTCAAGCACTTCTTGTTTAAATGATGTACACATTGCTTCTGTTATAGCCATAATTACGAAACATCTCTTCTTAATGAGTCATATCGGTACTCATCCCTAGAATTCCTGCCCTCACTCAAGTTTTTCAAAAATTGCAGAGCTTCGGTAAACCTTCCATTATATAGAGTCAATAAATCTTGCTCCCCTTTCATAAAAGTATATGCCTCAACTAAAGAGCCGTAAAGCATTGCTAGAGTAGCATTTGTACCTAACCAGCTTGTTCCATCGCTTGTTGCAGTGATAGATTGAGGCCGATAGAAATAATGCAGTTCTGCGGAATATCCTTGATCTGGAGTAGGGGCTATTAAAAAAGTTGTATCATCAAAATCAGCATAGTACTGAGGAGTACCTGTAGTAGCCGGGTTCGGTGTGTAATCCTGTAAAAACGTAACGTGCTTGTATAACAAAAAGTCATTGTTTGAGCTGTTAACAGCACTTAATGAAAAAGGTGCTAAAAAGTCCTCTGGTTTAGATAAAAATTTATTTCCAGAAGTAATTACTCCGGTAGAGTTTTTACGAAAATAATCCAGTTGGGCTTCTTTTAATATACGCTCTTCAGCGTTTTGGATAAATGTTGGTAATTGATTAACAAACGTCGTTTCCGTGTTTTGTGTGTAATCTTGTATTGCCGTCTTTAATGTTGTAAATGTAAAAGCCATATCATGCACTCACTGTTACGGGACCTGCGGAAGCAAAACCACCGCCTCCCTTTGTATTGCCGCTAGTAGCTGTTCCGCTACTGGCAGTAAATGTGTAGTTGTCTGCGTCTACTTTAGTAATAGCAAAACCAGCCGCTGTTTCCAATACGCTTTCAGTAAACCCATCAAAAGCCTCACAGGACCTAAAAGTTACTGTGTCTCCTGTGCTCCTACCATGTCCTGGCTCTCTTACTGTAATTGTTACAGATCCGCTATCTCCAGAAGTAAATGGGTTGAAAGAAAGCAAAACTTCAACAGCAGGTTCAGTTCTAGCTGGGCGGCTTATTTTTAAAGCTTGAGGGTCTGCTTTTACAGGTCTTGGGCTTAGTTGAGGTTGTTTTGACTCATACTCGTCTTTTCCTACAAAAAGACCGTTCCACTCCATGATCATATCAATAATCTTGTAAGCTCGACCCGATCTATCAGAAATTCCTAAAGCACGTTTTCCAGAAGCAAATCTAGCCATATCAAATCCTTACATAAGAATGTGATGGGACAAGCCGTAAAGGGGTTCTTTCTGCATCTTCCGATGCGGCTCTTTGAAATTCTTCGTCGTACATAGCTTTTAGCATCGGAACACGGTCCGGGGCTTTTTTAATTGCAATGTAATAAGACAGCCCTGCTATTAGGCAAGGCAAAAACCTAAAGGGAACTTCGGCATTGTTATTTGCAGAATCAGCGTCTTCTATTCGTTTAATCCTGTAATAAATTAATTGATCGGTAGAGTTTTCTGGAGCTGGCCAAACGGTTACCGTTGGCGTTATCTGCCTGTCTATATAAAACTGAGTGGGCCTTCCTTGAGTGGTTTTGTCGGGTATTGTTAAGTAGTCTTGTCGATTGATGCGAGTAATGCTTATATCAGAACCATCCCTACGAACTACTGCTTCTAGCATATCTACACTAGCCTGGCAGTTAGCTAAACTTGGATTTGAAGCTATCGTTGTAGCTACTCCAGACTCATCGCTTGCGCTACTTGTAATAGTTTCTCCGGCAGTAAAAGACCCGGAAGGAACTGTAATAGTTATAGCTGTTGAACTAGGTTTAGATATAACAGTAGCGGTTGTTCCGCTAGAAGACCCAGTTATAACTCTGCCCACTAATAAATCAGTTGATGCCCCAACAGTGGCAGTAATCGTTCCTAACGGATACGCTGCAACTGCTGAAGACGTAGAGTAATTAGCTAAAGATTGTGTAACTTGTTCTACCGTCCAAAGATTAAGACCTCTGTTTGCCCAATCAGCAAACAAAAGATTAATAGATCTTCGAGCAGTTCTAGAATCATAACCAGTTCTAAGCTCTAAGCCACAACGCTCAAAAGCTTCCTCTGTAATTTCGGCCATGTCTAAATTAAAATCAACCGAACCAGAAGTTGCCATTGTTGTCTCCTTAAAAAACAGTTATGCGTGATAGAACATCATCAAATCAAATTGCGGAACAACAAAAGTAACAAAACAACCGTCTTTAAACAAAAGCCCTTCATCTGGTATAAAAGGATCTTCCGAAGAGTCGTCTGTTCCAATGGAACGAAACTGAACAACTTCGGTTCCCGTAACACTACCATTTCTTATGTTTGCTTTTCCTGCGGTTCCACCAGAGACAAAAGAAAATCCTTTGAGTCGAGTGCGCCCTGCAAAAATTACATCCGCCGCATTGGCATTAATACCCGCAGACACATTTCCAGCAGGGTTTCCGACAGCCGTTATGCTTGCAATGGTTTTAAAGTAGCCAGAACTTGTAGCCGTGCCAGCGTTGGCTCCAGTTACATTTTCTGTTAAAGAAGCTCCGTTTACGTCTGTGCCAACCACATTAAACGATTTACTTGAATCATTTCCTGCGGATAGAATGGTTACTTGTCTGCCAGAAGCGTTGGTAACACTACCTCCATCAGCCAAAGCACCACCAATAACTAGTGCCGCATTATTGCCAACAGATGCGGCTACCGATATACCGTCTGCGTCTAAAGCAACCTCGTCGCTGACGATGACTGCAATTACATCTGATCCTGCCATTTTAATCTCCTGTAATTAGGGGTGATTAAACCCCCGTCCTATAAATTAACTTATTGTAGCAATAGGAGTGGATAGGGCTGTTACCATCCAAGTGGAGTTAGTTCCGTCATCAGCAACGCATGTCATCGAGATTCGTGCATTAGCTACTGTTGAGTTTGGCAAAGTCAATGTATCGCCAGCAACATCGCTAACAGGATTAGCCGCCGTACCAGACACCAAAGTCAACATGCCTTGGAAATTAGACACTGCGCTACCCGGCAGTACAAATGTGGTTGTTACACTTCCACCAACAGCTACAGTAAGCTGAAAGTCATACGTCACACCTACATTGCCTGTAGACAACGCTGGAAGGTTAACAATATTCGCTGCTGCACCGTTAATCAAAAACAAAGTTCCTGATTGAGCCGCCGTCAAAGTCTCTGTTGCAGCGGGAGCTGCATTGAAGTCTGTGTTAACAGGACGTCTAGCAGTAAGTGTGCTGCTGGTAGCAATACTACCACTTGAGTCTATATTGCCGCTTGCATCTATATCAAAATTAGTTGTTATGACACCTGTTGCATCGGCTATTGAAATCTGTTCAAACCCGTTTTCTGAACGAACTGGGCCGTTAAAAGTTGAATTAGCCATTTGGCTGACCTCCTTATTAAAGGTTTCACTATAACGTCATAATAAGTGTCTGCTAGGGCAGTCGTTATAGCTAAATAATTCCTAGATAGTCTTGAGAGTACACAAAAAAGAAAGGGGGCACAAGGCCCCCTCTCATATACTTTAAAAGTATTATTAGGAAGATCCGCCGGAGCCGAAGATTCCTAATGGATCAGACACACCAAACGAGTATCTTTCACGCGCTTTATATCTAGCATTTCCGGTGTCAAAATCACCGTCCATAGAAGTAGACATTGCTGCACGAGTAAAATGCTTCAGTCCGTTTGGAACATCAGTGGTCAAAAACCAAGCGTTAGTATCTGTGAGGAAATTATTAACTGCAAATCCCCCCGGAACTATACCCATTGATTTAATAGCATTGATGTCGTTATCTGAAGTTCCAACTCTGTTAGGTGTCTTCATTAGTCGCTCCGCAACAAACATAAGGTCTGCTGGGATAATTAGCTTCTTAGCTTTTGCGGCTATTAAAAGTCCACGCTCGTCAGTCCAACTAGCAAGCTGAATGATAGCGGCTTCCAAAGAAGTCTCATTCAAGTCTGCGCCAGAAGA